TTGCCTTTCACGGAAGTCGGAATATAAACTTATACTCAATGGAACACCGTTGAGTAAGAATCTGCTTGATCTTTGGGCGCAGATGGAGTTTCTTGATCATCGTATTCTTAATATGAGCTACACTCAGTTTAAGAATACCTTCTGTGACTATACTACATTTATCAAAAAATGTGGAAGAAAGATTATAACACGTGAGTTTATCAATGGATATGAAAATATAGATTATCTTCACTCATTAATAGAACACTATGTTTATAAATGTGACTTGAAATTAAATGTAAGTCAATACTATAATAATATTAACTATAAGATAAGTGAAAAGGAAAAAGAAGAATATATTAATATCAAAGAGTTGTTCTTGGACAACGAAATGATGGAATACAGAAACAACAACATTTTCCTTGAAATGACTCAAAAGATGCAACACGCATATTGTTGCACAGCTGATAAGTTTACTAAGGTTGACGAGCTGTTTACTAAGATTCCACAAAAAGATACTATAATTTTCTGTAAGTATATAGACAGTCGAACTAAATGTGAGTGTAGATATAAGGAGGCAAAAGTTCTCTCTTATCAAAAAGAGGCCTTTGGGCTGAATTTGCAACGCTACCAGTATATGATATTCTTCGATAAGGTGTGGGATTATGCTCTGCGAATGCAAGCAACACGTAGGACCTTTCGAACAGGGCAAGAGTCTGACTGCATCTATTATGATATGACAGGCAATGTCGGACTCGAGAATATGATTGATTCTAACATCGAGAAGAAAATCTCAATGACTGAATATTTCAAACAAAAGACAATTGAGGAATTAAAAACAGAATTATGAAGAAATTTAATTTAATATCAGCAAAGAGTGGTGCAAAGGTTTGTACAAAGAACGGTAAATCCGTCCGATTACTTGCCTTTGATCGAGAGAGTGAAACTTTCCCTATAGTGGGACTAATAGAGAATAGAAAAGTCTGCTGTTATACTATTGACGGCAAATACTACGCTGATAAAGATTCTGACAACGATTTAAGGATGGTATGAATGTATATGAAGCTGCAATAAAAAGACTCAATATCATATTTGATAAATTCAATTATGTATATGTTTCTTTCAGTGGAGGTAAAGACAGTGGCGTGTTGCTGGAACTGTGTGCTAAAGTTGCTGAGGAACGTGGCATTCGATTCGGGATCTTTCATATGGACTACGAAGCGCAGTACAAGATGACCTCTGAATATGTGGAACGGACTCTTGAGCGATTCAAGAACAAGGCGGATATTTACCATGTCTGCGTTCCATTCAAAGTCACGACCAGCACAAGTATGTTTCAGTTGTACTGGAGACCATATGAGAAAAGTAAAAAGGAACTATGGGTAAAGACTCCTCCTATCAATGCGATGACAGAGAAAGACTTTCCTTTCTTCTCTGATAAGTTGTGGGATTATGACTTTCAAGATGAGTTCGGAGAATGGTTGACTACAAAATATGGAAGCGTATGTTGCTTAATAGGTATCAGAACAGGGGAGAGTCTTAACCGCTGGCGTGCTGTACATAGCGATAGGAATTATAAAACATGGCAGGGTTATTCTTGGACAAACACGGCAAAGAACTGCGTTACAGCCTACCCTATCCATGATTGGACTACTGAAGATGTGTGGACTGCGAATGCGAAGAACCAGTGGGATTATAATCGTTTATATGATTTATTCTATTATGCTGGCGTTCCCCTACACAAGCAACGTGTAGCATCTCCTTTCTTGAGTGAAGGAATGGAGGCTATTCGTCTTTATCAAGTGATAGAGCCTGATACTTGGGGACGAGTTGTAGGACGTGTCAATGGGGTTAATTTTGCTGGTCTATATGGCGGAACAACCGCCATGGGATGGAAGAGAATAACTAAGCCAGAGCATTTCACTTGGGAACAATACATGTACTTTCTGCTCGATACTTTGCCGGAAGCGACAAGGCAGAACTACCTTGACAAGCTCGCTACAAGTGTCAAGTTTTGGAAAGAACGGGGTGGATGCCTTGACGAAGATACTATTAGTAGGCTTAAAGAAGCGGGAGTCAAAATAGACATCGGTAATACGACGAACTATAAGACGACAAAAAAGCCTGTCAGAATGGAGTACCAGGAAGACTATACAGGCAAGAACTTCAAGGATATTCCGACTTATAAGCGCATGTGTATCTGTATCATAAAGAATGACCATCTTTGTAAGTATATGGGTTTTTCGCTTACGAAGAGTGAATTGGAACGTAGAGAAGCTATTAAGGAAAAATATAAGGACTTATGAAATCACCCGTATATAATGTGAAAGCTGTTCCTATAGAACAGATACAGGCAAATAGTTACAATCCAAACAGGGTAGCACCACCCGAAATGAAACTGCTGTATGAGAGTATTAAGGAGGATGGATATACGATGCCTATTGTCTGCTATAAGTTACCCGATGGAAAATATGAAATCGTAGACGGATACCATCGTTATACGGTTATGCTCACCCATAAGGATATTTACGAGCGTGAAGGTGGTAAGCTACCAGTCGTAGTTATAGACAAGGATATAAGTAATCGTATGGCTTCAACGATTCGTCATAATCGTGCGAGGGGTAGCCATTCCATAGAGTTGATGATGAATATTGTAGGCGAACTGAAAAAGTCTGGCATGAGTGACCAATGGATTATGAAAGAAGTTGGCATGGATGCTGATGAACTGTTACGCTATAAACAGTTATCAGGTATAGCAGAGATGTTTGTTGATAGAGATTATACAGAATGTAAAGAGATATGAAGAAATTTATTATTCAAAAGAGCAGCACTCAGCCTAACGGCTGGGTGCTAACCGATACGGAGAACAAGGTCGTTATAACATTTGAAGACGGATTGTTCAATGAAAGTCAGAAAGTGACACTCTTAGAGGATAGCTCTGCCACTGCAGAAAATCTCGCTCACATTGTCGGTGCGATGAGAGAGTGGGCTGCTCGACATCACGGAAGCAAGTGTTTCAGCAATGTCTACGGATACGAGACGAGCGAGGATGAATCGAAGACGTATCTGTATCGCAGAAAGTTTCCTCGCTGGAGATTAGAACTTCAAGAGGATAGAGTAACAGCAGAGAGCCTTGCTTCTTCATTGCGCAAGGCTGCTGAGTTTTTAATTAAAGGTAATAGGAATGAGCGATAATAGAGGTGGTGCACGTCCAAATGCTGGACGTAAGTCTTTAGGGAAAGTTCCGCTCAGCTCACGAGTGAGCGAACAAGCAAAAGAGCGGTTAACGCAATTAGCAATAAAAAAAGGTGTGTCCATTTCCGAGATGCTCGAAGTGGTCATCAATGATTATCAATTTCGTTAATTCACGAAAATGATAATCATCAAACTTTTTGCCATGGTGATATAAGTGTCATCATGGCTTTTTAAATGTTAAATATTCAATCTTACTACGATTTTTTATAGTAAATATTTGCATACTACAAATATTTGTAGTACCTTTGTATTGTCACAAGAAAACAATGAGAATATGAAACAGAAAAAAGAAATGATGGAGGTTACACCTGAAGAAAGGGAACTCCTTGAGAGAATGAGAAATTACAATCGCTCTTATCCAAATGGCTATCCGCAACTCCTATGGGATTTACAGGAACTCTTCGACAAAATGGTTCGACAGCCATACGAATAAACCTAAAGACCTCTCCCCTACGAGGGAGAGGCACAATAAAAGTAAAACTATAAACACAGCAACAATGGAAACAGTTATGACAACCCCAGTAGTAGTTACTGATATGAAAAGAAAAGTACAAGACATTTTAATGTCGGTTTCATGGCGTGATTTTGCCAATACGTACTTTCAGAAATCCTCCTCTTGGTTTTATCACAAAATGGACGGTATCGATGGCAACGGAGGTGCAGGCGGTTTCAACCAACAGGAGACCGAGCAGATGCGAGGCGCACTTATCGACCTATCCAACCGCATTCGTCGTGCAGCAGAAAATATTTAGGCGAGGTTCTCATTGACCTTAAGACAAAAGTCACTCATCGCCTATGGGTGCATATTAGCCTCTCGCAATGCGAGGGGCTTTATGCTTTACGAGGTGAAAAATTTGCGTCACGCAAAAAATAATTGCGTTAAGTGTCGCTTATTTCGTTGATTATTCCTACTTTTGCACTTGGAAATGATAGACTACACTGATTTTATACGATAAGACAACTATATTACCGACACCATGTATCAAGAATTAAGGAGCTACCCTTGATAAAATAATAAGGTCTTATTAAAGGGAGTTTTTTTAATCTCCAAACTAAAAGCAACCAATAGTATGACACAATTTGATAAAGAGAAACTGATAGAAGTAGTATTGTATATTATCAATGCTACCAAAGGGCTGGATTATTATCACATTTTCAAAATCTTATATTTCGCACAACAGAAACATTTATGCAAATGGGGAAGTCGTATCGTTGCAGATGATTTTGTAGCGATGGAATACGGACCAGTTCCTACAAAACTCTATAGTGCTGTTTGTAAGAATGAACATTATGCAAAAGAGCTAATTCCACTTTTTACAGAAGCTATTGAGTTTGCTGGCAAAGATGCCTCTAACACTCTTTTGCCAAAAAGAGAAGCAAACATGGACTATCTCTCTCAAGCTGATATAGAAAGTCTTAAAGAGTCAATTGCAGAAAACAAAGGTCTCTCCTTTGGCGAGTTGGTAGATAAATCGCACGATAGTGCATGGCATGCTACAAGCAACTGTTGTGTTATGAGTGTTAGCGACATTGCTAAAGCTGGCGGAGCAAATGACGGCTTTGTAGACTACATTAACGAACAAGAATTCATCCAAAAGGCTTTATCATAATGGATATACCTCAGACACTTATTGATGAAGCCGTGAGCGATGAAGTTCGATTGGGCGATGTCTACAAAATAGAGTTATCAAAAGCAGATGGCATAATACCTAAAAATGGATACGACACACGTGATAAATTCTTTGTAGTATTAGGCTTTGATGAGCAAGGCAATGTTTATGGAGGCATTCTCTTCAATTCTAAAATTAATCAAAACCTCCCTACTCTTATAAAAGATTATCACATGCCAATATCGGCTAAGGCTTATCCCTTCCTTTTACACGATTCGTTCTTGAATTGCACTAAAATATTTTCAGTAACTTCAACGCATCTATGGAAAGGCGAAAAGTTAGGAACTATCAATACAGACGATTTTGATTTAATTCGTTCTACAGTATGCAGCTATCCAAATGCTATACCTTTGGAACTAAAAAGATTTGGACTAATCTGATTTAAATATCTAAAAGTAGATCTTATAAAAAAGTAGGCAGCAATAACCAGTCAACCAAATGTCTATTAGATTATCTTTTTTATAATATCTTCGTATCTTTGTAATAAAATATTAACTAAAACCTTTTTATGAAATCATACTTATATCTTTTCGTTGTATGTTTATCATTGTGTGCTTGTAAAGGTAAGACCATGCAACAAGTTGCATCAGAAAAACAAAAACATCAATTCGACTCAGTTTATTCCTGTTTAGCCAAGGAGTATATAATCGAACGAGATTCTTTTACAAGGGGAATACCGAAAATAATTTATCCCAAAAACAAACCAAATTCTCTTCAGAAAGACTATTTGTGGTCATATTTTGAAATAAATAATGATAAAGCTGAAAAATTCAGATTGGTTATCCAAAATTCAGAAGATAATAATATTGACGAAACTAATATATTTAAATTCAATATCGATGGTAAAATTGTAAATATAATTATTCAGCCTTATATGATTCACGAGTCCCATGCAGGGAATTATTATTGTATACCATCAGCTTATGCTGTCGAGTTTTTAGAATCATTAAGAAATGGGAGTAAAGTTAAAATGCAGGCTGCTAACCTTGATGAGTATACAACGAGAACCATAACCCCTGAGGAAATAAATAATATTATCAAGACCTATCAATATTATCAAGAACTGGGAGGAGAACTTGATTCTCCTGACGTTTCTATCAATCAAAATAATTAAAAATAATTTGCGCTACGCAAAAATAATTGCGTATTTATTTGGCGGTTACAAAAAGACTTCTTATCTTTGTAACCGCTAAATATCGAGAGAATAATTCTCAAACAAGGGCGAGAGTAATGTCAAGCCCC